TTTTGATAAAGACATTGAACATTGCGTTCATGTTGGTGAATGCATTAACTTACAAATGAAAGATTTCTTTAAGATTGAGAACAGATTAGACTTTATTAATTGGGTTTTGCGCTCATATAAGATGTACAATCGATCTAACTGGTCATATGCTGGTTTAGGAAATGACTCAAATTTGTATGAAGTGTATCGTAGGTATATGACACCACTTGCAAATGAATTTGCTGATATGCCAGCATATGAGGATGCTGCTAAGGAAAAACATGAAAAAGAAGGTCCTATAGATATTGAAATAAATGGAGAAATTGGTCAAAATGCCTTTAAATCATTATTTGATGATCTCGCCAAGAATGGATACAAAGCTCAGAGTTTATTTGCCATTAAAGAAAATGATTTTGAGGACTTCCTTAAGAAGTGTAGGTCTGGCTTGAATACTATTGATAAAATTGGTAGCCATCCAATTATTAAACGTGTTACAGCCATCACAAGTTTCATGCTAGTTCAGGGTACTCTTAAGCCTTTGGGTCTCGATCTCAAAGAATTAAATTACAATGAACTTGAACGTGCAGCTATGAAAGCTAAATACTCATCAAAGAAAGATTATGCCATGTGCGTACTTGATGTGTCTCTGTTTATTGTTGAACGTGCTTATCAAGTTTATAAAACTGGTCAGTGGTCAACTTTGCTTCACTCTGGTGCAACTTATGAAAGTTGGTTTGACAAAGCCATGGAGGTGAAACGCAAATCTGTGTTATTATCTACATGTAAACTACATGGATTCACTGTGTATGAATTCATCGCTGATATCAAGGAATGCATTGAAATAGGGGAAAATATTGTTAGATTCCCTGCAACCGATTGCAAGTTTGAGATGAAGAGTGTGAAGACATTATTGCATGAATTGAAGAATATTGATGCTTCAGAATTGACTAAACGAGCTGCTGGTAAGAGCAGAGATGCTCCGTTTGCTAGTTTGTTAGTGGGTCATAGTGGTATTGGTAAGTCTGGTATTCAGGAAATTCTCAAGCACGCCTATACGAGTTACTTTGGTCTACCTGAAGGTGAGGAATATGTTTATTATAGGAATTCTGCTGATGATTATGTTAGTGGATATAATACTAGTAAACATACTACCATCATGGATGATATTGGAGCAAAACGTGCAGGTACAGGTGAAGATAAATCTTTGAATGATATCTTAGCATTCATCAATAATGTAGCAACCATTACCAATCAAGCTGATTTACCTGATAAAGGTAGAATCCCGTTTGTGAGTGAACATGTCATTGCCACATCTAATCAATCTGATCTAAATGCAGGTGAAAATTTTGAACATCCTGCAGCAGTATTACGTAGATTTCCTATCGTAATTGAGGTTAGAGTGAAGGATGAATTTGCTAAAGATGGTTTTTTAGATAAATCTAAAGCTGTCCCACCTACCGATGGATCTTTCCCAAACTTTTGGAATTTTCATGTCAAAAAATTTGAGACTTATTTCCAACATCAGAGGCAATTAGCTAAAGCTGTTCCTGTTGTAGGTGAAAATGGTGAAAACATCATATATGATAACACTGATGACTTTGTGAAGCATTACTTGAGTACCGCTGAATTTCATAAGCGCTGTCAAATACAAGCAAAGAGCGCCTATGGCGCTCTAGCTAAGATGTGTCGTACCTGTAAGATGACTGTGAATAAGTGCACCTGCATAAAACCACAAGCTGCAGACGATAATGGTATTGAAACACCTAATTGGCAAGACGCCTCCCCTCCACCAAGTGGTTGGAAAACCATATGCAAAGATATTGCTGTTTACTCATGTGTATCAGTAGTCAAGTGCTGGGGTTATACATATACTGAATGGGGGTGGGGTAATGGTATCATCAATTTTATGTTACGCCAGTACCTAGTCAGATATTACATATGGTCTTTTCTATCATACATGCTACCATGTAAAGATTCACTTAAGATTATAGGCACCATGATTGAGCGTCGAAAGACTATGAAATCATTGGAAATGTTTGTTAAAGTGTTAGGCGCTTGTGTTTTAGCATATGGTGTATATTATGGAACGTCGAAAATTATTGATAAAGTAAAACCTAAGACTTATACCACTCAAGGGAATATCAATACTATTGGTAAACCTGCGAAGGCTAAGACGGAGGAAGAGAGTAATGTCTGGCATAATGTCGATATTCGCACAACTCCACAGGATGTATCTCTCAAAACCAAATCTTTAAGTCATACAAATCTAGATGAATTACGTATCCGTTTGCAACGCAACATAGTTCGTATCCATATCCAATATGATGAGGGTAAACGATATGTACAGGAAGCCATTTGTTTGAAGGGTCAAAAGTATATAGGTAACTATCATGCTTTTGCCACTCATCATACTGATGGAACTCCCGTGAAGTGCTATAATATTACTGTGGATCTATTACCATCACAAGAAGGAATTAATCAATCATACTTTGTGAAGCTATATCCAGAAGATTTATTCATGGATAAAGCTAAGGATGTTGTTCTATTTGAGCTGAGTGGGGTGCCACCCAAGAAAGATATTACGGATTTATTGCCAAATGAAACTTTTAACTGCTTGGTTAATGGAGAATTGATTAAACAAGACTCTTGGAAACAATTGGTGAAAGTAACATTGTGTTGGTCACCACCAGGTATGCCAACTGATTGTCAGATGGTAACCTATCGTTGTCCACAAACCACAGAAGATGGCGATTGTGGGTCTATGATCCTTGGACATTGTCCGCGCGGTCCTGTATTTTTAGGATTTCATGGTTACATAATGAATAACACTACACAAAGTTTTGGAACTTTCCTGACTAAAGAATACATAGATGATATTTTGACGAAATTTAGACCTCAGAGTATGACAATTGTAGACTTCGAGCCAGCATCAATAGCATTAGATTTGGTAGAAGGTGAAAGAACTATAGGTCCAATTCATCCTAAAAGTGTAGTTTCGTATGTAGAAGAAGGTGTGGCCAATGTTTATGGTACAGTCTCAGGTTTCAGGAATCGTCCCCGGAGTAAGGTGTGTGATACACCTAAACGAGGATTAGTTGAAAAGATTTTCAATAAGACATCTGAATATGGTAAACCTGTTATGAGAGGTTGGAACTATTTACGAAAGAACCTCATCCCACTGGTATCGAAGAAATCTCTATATAAGCGTTCAACTTTGATCAAAGTGAGAAATTCCTTTATCGTGGATATTATTGCGGAATTGGATAAGAATGATCCAGAGTGGCGTGAGAAATTGCATCCTCTAGATAATTATTCAACCGTAAATGGTCAACCTGGCGTTAAATTCATTGATGCTCTCAATTTTAATTCATCTATGGGTAATCCTTTTAACAAAGCAAAGAAGAACTTCGTTCACGATGACCCGCGTGAGGGTTATCCAGAAGGACGTAATTTTGATGAAATTGTTTGGGATAGAGTACAAAAGATGGCAGATAATTATAGCTCTAAGCAACGTTATATGCCTGTTTTTAATGTACACCCAAAAGATGAAGCTACTGCTAATGCAAAAATTGAAGAAGAGAAGACACGTTTATTCATGTGTGGTCCAATTGATTATACTTTATTCACTAGGAAATATCTACTCAACTTTGTACGCTTAGTCCAAAATAACAAATTTACTTTCGAATCCGGGCCAGGCACTGTTTGTCAGTCATTAGAATGGCAACAATTGCGTGACTATTTGGTTGAATTTGGTATTGATCAGATTGTAGCAGGAGATTACAAGCAGTTTGATAAGGGTATGTTAGCTGATTTCATTCTAGCAGCATACTACATTATAGCTTACTTGTATATGGAAGCTGGAGCTGATGAAGATACTATTAATGCAGTATGTGGAATTATGTATGATACATGTTTCCCTGTTGCCAACTTTAACGGTGACATCATTGAGTTCTTTGGAAGTAATCCATCTGGACACCCACTCACAGTCATTATTAATGGTTTGGTGAATGCCCTATATGTTAGATATTGCTATTATGAAACGAATCCAGAAAAGGAATGTGATACATTTAAACAAAATGTTAATCTCATGACTTATGGAGATGATAATATTATGGGTATATCTAAGAAGTGTCCTTGGTTTAATCATACTTCCATTCAATCTGTTTTACAGTCAATTGGTATAGTATACACAATGTCAGATAAGACATCACAATCCGTCCCTTACGTTAATATTGATGACGAAAGCTTTCTTAAACGAAAGTGGCGGTATGATAGTGATTTGGATGTATATCTATGTCCTTTGGATGAAGAATCTATCTTCAAATCTTTGACTGTTTGGGTACCATCAGATAGCATTTCTCCAGAAGCTCAATTTGCAGCAGTTGTTCAATCAGCTATGTACGAATACTTCTATTATGGTCGTGAGAAATTTGAGTCAATGCGTAAGCAACTACAGGAAATTTGCTATAATGATGATAAGATCAAGTATTATGTTTCTGATACTACTTTCCCAACATGGGAGGGATTGAAGGAGCATTTTATTAGATCCTCCCGTGGTATGACTACTTTGAGTCATCCACATGGACTAACACCTACCATCGCGGTAGAGTGTTAGGGTTAGATTCTGATCTGTAAGCTCTTACTTGAACGTATTATAGAGCTTAAGTGTGCAGATCTAACGTAAAACCCACCAGGGCGTTCCCCAAAGTTCCTATTTAGGAATGGGTTGGTTGGTTCCCAATATACGTTCACATGCATCTTATATTAGTCCTACATATTTTGCATTTTAACCGGACTGCTAATACATTAAATAATAAAAACAATAAAATACGAAATAATAAAAATAATACATATACATGTTTTGCATATTATCCCCAAGCGGGTGAAGAGGATGA